GTAATCATATCTGTTTAGAGACTCTGGTCATCCTGGATGTGTTGCTGAATTTTTGTGCAGACTTTGATCAGAGTATGCGGCGCGTTTTTATGTGGCCTGAAACCAGTCGCCTGATACGCAAATATCGACCATTTTTAAAGTTTGATGCAGATGCCTTCAGAAAAATCTACCACGAAAAATTCCCAGCTGGATGACATAGACGTTCATGAACGTCTGGACAAACTTGAAGATGTTGTTTTTAGATTAGATGCTGATATCAACAACCTAGCCATGATGATGAATGAACTCAATGAAAGACTGCGTAAGACACAGGAATTTAGCATCAAGATTGGTCATGCGCAGAATCGCATACACGAGTACATTTCACACTGGCCTTTTGTAAGAGTAGTCAAGGATCATGGGCAAGACTTTTCGTAACATACGCGATGAGAACCGCGGTAGTCGCAGAAATAAAACGGCAACTAGGTTAGAAAAAGCCATTGAAAAATACAAGAAACATATATATAATGTAGCATCCCCAGTTAATGAGGATGCCGATGATTATTATGACGATGATGACAACATAGATGATGGTAATTATACTCGGCCTATACAACGCAAATAAGGAGCATACACATGGCATTCAATAGTCTATCCGATCTTAGAAAATCCCGCGGTGGTTTTGACACCCTGATGAAGGAAGTGGACAAAATCAGTCAACCCGCAGGTGGCGAACGCAAAGAAGATGATCGCTTCTGGCAACCCACAGTCGACAAGGCTGGCAACGGTTATGCCGTAGTTCGTTTCCTACCTCCTCCCCGTGGTGAAGAACTTCCTTGGGTACGTGTCTGGAATCATGGCTTTCAAGGTCCCACTGGCAAGTGGTACATTGAGAATAGCCTGACCACCATAGGCAAACCTGACCCTGTCAGCGAACTCAACAATGAGCTTTGGAACAGTGGCAGCGAAGCCAACAAGGAAATCGCCCGCAAGCAGAAACGCCGTCTGAGCTATATCTGCAACGTCTACATCGTATCTGATCCCAGCAATCCTAGCAACGAGGGCAAGGTCAAACTGTTTAAGTTTGGCAAAAAGATCTTTGACAAAATCAAGGATGTAATGCAGCCTCAGTTCCAGGACGAGGAACCTCTGAATCCTTTCGACTTCTGGAAGGGTGCAGACTTCAAGATCAAGATTCGTAATGTCGAGGGTTATCGTAACTATGACAAGTCTGAGTTCAGCAGTGCAGCTGTACTGAGTGATGATGATGCTGAAATTGAGAAGATTTGGTCAGCTGAACACAGCCTGGCTGACTTCATGGATGAGCGTCATTTCAAGAGCTATGATGAACTCAAGCGTAAACTGGAGCAGGTACTGAATGCTGCTGGTGTGCCCGCACCGCGTGCTGAGAGTGCTGATCTGGATGCACCCCGTGCTGCTGCCAAGCCAGCACCTGCAGCCCGACCAGCGCCCAAGGCAGAAGCCGACTTTGACGAAGATGATGAGAGTCTGAGCTACTTTGCCAAGCTAGCTGCCGACGATTGATTAGTTGTAGCGATACAACTTGGGGACTTCGGTCCCCCTTTTTTTGATTAGAAATAATGAGCGTTGCGATTGCTGTAACGATCCATGGCACTTTCTGTGCTGCGTACCTGACCGCGTGGCATCATGATGTTGGGCGCAGGAGCTGGCGCAGCTGGTGCTGGCGCTGCAGGTTGTTGTATCACCACGGGTTTATTGCTGGCTTCCTTGGCTGCGGCATTGCTATTGCTCAATGAGCCAACCTTCTGCAGATACTGCTGCTTGGGCTCGGTTGCAGGTAATATAGTCGAACTGGGTTTAACTAACTTGGTTTCAGCAGTGTCACCCGCGACATTTTCTGCCTGAGCCTGTTTGCGTATTTTTACATCATTGGCAGCAGCTTCCCGGGCATCCTTGACACTCATACCATCTGAACGATAACTTGAGTATGCAAGATCAAACATGGCAGCATCCTGATCCGGCGCTTTCATGGTTTTGGTTTGAACCTTGGGTGTGGTGGGTGCTACAGATGCTCGGTCCTGGTTGGCAAAATACTCAGATTCTTTCTTGATGCGATCTGCTGCAGCCTGATTGGCCATGTTGGGCGCTACAAAACCTCCAACCTTTTCAATACCACGAGCTACACCGCTCTGAGCTTTTTCAAACCAAGACATGCGATTCCAGTTGGCATCGTCGGCCTTGGTGTCTAGTTGAAGATCGTTGCCCTTTTCGTCTTTACCTACACCTAATTTACCTGCTCCCCAGTCCACCAGACGACCCGCACCATACATGGCTGCACCTGCAGCCACAGTAGCACCCACAGGTGATGTTATAAACGACTTGCCAGCATTTAATATGGCGCCGCCAGCACTCTTGGCTGCAGAACCTATGCCAGCCAATCCTGCTGCATCACCCAATCCCATACCAGATTGTTCGGCCGCGGCCTGTGCAGGCGCAGCAGCTGCCATGGGTGTGATGGGTGTTGCTGTGGATTTGGGTGGCCAGTCTTTACCAGCCAAGGCCGCGGCATTGCCAGCGTTGGAACCCGATCCGCTGACAGACATTTTGATTGGCCCACGTAGATTTACCACCGTGGCAGTTATGTTCATGGCGCCACTGGCTGACGTACGTGCAGTGGGTATAGGCATGGCTTTACCACCCTTGGCTCCGCCGCCCTTCTGGTCACGTCCCTGTATCAGTGCTTCAGCACGAGCGCCGAGCCGAGCCCGATCCTCTCCTAGTCGATTGCCGCCAAAAGTGCGATCCAAAAAATCACTGCCTAGATTGCTGGCATTTTTAGCATTGTAGTCTTCAACCTTGCCACGAAAAAAGTTACCGGCAATTTTAGCTGCGCCAGCAATGCGACCCATGCTGACTACTTCGCCCTTCTGAGCCAGTCTGCCGGCCTTACCTAATTCATTGTCCTTGGTTCTGCGTACTGCATTTTCGCCCATGCGCGGGTCAAATTCATAGCCTTCTTTTAATACTTTCTGTTTTCCTGTGAGTGCACTCCAGGCGTCGCCCAGAGTACCAGAATCGCCACGTGCACCACTACGAGCTCGATTACGTGTATTTTCCAGCACACCGCCAATGGATTTTTTCGCTTCAGTGTCGCTGGTGGTTTCCAATTCGCCAGCGATCTTGGCCAGCTCTTTACGCAACTCTGCACTTTCCTTGGCATCAGAGTCACGCAACTTGATCAGTGTATCTTCCAGACGATCAAACAACTTGATCTGATCGTCAGTGGCGTCTTTCAGCAGTTCGTCTTTCTTCTTGGTCTCGGCCACGAAGCGTTGAAATGTTTCAGCATTCTTGGCTGTGGTTACTTCCTTGCCTGCGCCCTTTTGATATAGCTCGGCCTTTTCGCCCAGGGTAGAGCCGATGCTGCTTAGTCGTTCTTCGCGTTCATCTCTTTGTTTGGTTTTACTAATACCTGGCACTTCTCTGGCATCAACGTCGATTATATCATTACGTTTACCACGCGCCAATGGTTTTCGATTTGGATTGGGATCAGTACCTGCAAAGGTCTTGAGATCCTGACGCACGCCCTTGAGTTCATTGCGCACATCCCCAAGAGTAACGTTGTTGGAGTTACCCTTGGGTTTGGTCATGATTTTGACCTGATTCGCAACCTCGGTCTGTTTATTAGTATTTTCCTCTGTGGATTCGCGTAATGCTTCTAACTTGGCAATCTGATCCTCGGCTCGTTTACGCTGATCTTCGGTCAGGTTGCTGGCAGTCAGCAGACTTTTCTGCGCATCCAGCAGATCTTCTAAGGACAAAGGTTGTGATTTCTTGGCCATGTTTTACTCTTTGGGTGTGTATACGCGATTGTCGTCGTCATCTTTGTTGGCACTGTTGTTGGTAGCTGCACCAGCGATCTTTTCCTGTGTACGACCAAAAGCGGCGATACCCAGAACAGCACCCATGGCCAGATGGAACAAACCAGCTCCCTGCAGGGTAAGCGGTTGCCATTGTGTCACTGGTTGTTTAAGGATGACCTGCACCAGGCTCCATAGAACTGGGAACACTGCCATGTCCAGGGTACAGACCAGCATGTACATCCAACCCATGGCAGGGCGCCATTTTTGCTGCATCCAATC